TTACTATAGCTTCAACCTCTGGTGATGTGCCGATAAATTTGCGCTGCGGTATCCTTATTTTGCTCCCGACCCTCATGAGCGCCATCGCTTTCCAAAAGTCTGCCTCGTCACTGAGTTGCAGGGTCTGTTGGTCATTGCGTCTTGAACCGTCTTTTTTGCGGCCAAAGGAACCGGTGGCCAAATAGTATTTACGCCAGAAAAAATGTTTCATTTTCTCCGTGACAGTGATTTCACACCCTTCGTTATGGATTGATGCGAAAGGATGATTCACCCTAAAAACGATACTATTCTCAGCAATATAGCTATACTCCTTCGATCGAATCTTTTCGAGCAGATGTTCTCCTTTTTTGAACGGGCTTCTTCTTCGTGCCCATGCCTGAGAAAAAAACGCCTCCCGCTCGAAATTCTGATCGAACTCATCTTTAAGTTCTACCTGTATATCCCTCAGTATATTGTGGAACACCGACTTTACCTGATCGTCAATACTGCTCATTTTATTGTTATTTTGACAAAAAAATCCGGGGTGATTAAATGTCGCCTGAATTTTAAGAAACGAATAATAGAAGCCTTATTCCTTACGCCGTAAATCCGCAAATAGCTCAAAACAAAAGCACTCCGGGCGACTCTTAGGACTCAAACGCC